CAGCACTCATTTCCGTACCAGTTGGCAAGGTTGCCGTACCAGCACCGGTTACTGACGTATGGATAACGATACCGCCTAAGATTTGGGCAATCGTTGGGGTAGCATTTTGAGCGTCAATATTGGTAATGGTTTGGTTTAACACGGGGTTAGGCATCACTGGTATACCTGTCTGAGTGACAGCACCAGTAACCGTTAATGTTCCACCAATAGTTACGTTCTTGTCGGTGTTTAAGCCGTCAATTTTAACTACTGGTACATAGTTTTCAATCTTTAATGACATAAATTATTCCTTAATGGGTTTTTGGGGGGCGTACCCCCCACCCTGTTTGTAAAGTTACTATATTTTATTGGTCAATTGTTAAGTAAGCACTTCGGTATTCAGTGTCTACTAAGGCTTCTGAAGCAACACCAATTTGGTGTTCGCCAGCAGCGTCTAATGCTTCAACAGCTCCGACTGTACTTGAGCCGATTGTAAGAGCCAAGCCCTTGGCAACCGCTTCATCAGCTAATACTGCACACTCGCCACCAGTTTGTAACCAACCATAGTAAGCATTTGTAATGCTCACATTTGGTACACCAACTGCTTGGTCAGCTTGGTCAGCAATGGAGATTAATACTCCACTCCAAGGGTTAGCCTTTAAAGTGATTTCAGAAGTTGAAGCTACCAAAGCTACTTCTATTGGGTCTACTAATCTGACCTCTAGAGGTAAGCTACCAGCATTGGCAGAGTGACCATCAATTAAGTAGTTGATACCTTCGCCTGTTGCGTCATTTACAACAAGATAACCATCTTTATACTGGTCGGCTGTAACTGCCGTAGCACCTATAGTCGCAGTCACTTTTGTTACACCAGCTGCAACATTAGCGTCTACTGCTATATTGGTGTGATGAGCAACTAAGTCTCCATCAATACAAAGTTTGCCGGGGGCAAGCGTTACACCGCCAGCTAGAGCGTATCGGTAGATACGTCCGTCACGTGTGAATCCTTTAGTACCTAGAGGAAGCTCTTTTGTTGAACTAATGTCTCTAAAGTCTTGTGCGTACACTACACTATTGGCTGTTAGACCCATAATATTTTCTCCTTATCGTTAAACTGTTGATATTCCAGTCAGCTTGCCATGTCTGCGAGTTGAACCAGAGATTAAGTTGCCGAGCATAATGAACTGGCCGATTTGTGCATACTGGTTGTATGGTTTGTCGAAGCCACTCCATTGGATTGGATAACTCTTTTGATATTCGCTGTAAACTGAATCTACCCCAGCGTTGTTGACTTTGTAAGAAGTCAGACCAACACCTTGCAGGCTGTACCAGTTGATGTACTCTTCGTTTAAGAAGAACATAGCACCGCTATCGCACTTTTCGTCAGCTACGATTGGTATGCCTCTCCAACATAGAGCTTCAAATCCGTAGTTGCCTTTTAGAGATTCTTGGTCTTTAAAGGTTACACCGGGTTTGCTATAGGTCGTGATATTAACACGGCTTAGAGCGTCATAGTTGGCTGTTATTGTTGGCTGGAATAGACTTTCCATCAAGTCAAAGACTGTCTCAGTCGTGACTATAATTGATGGTCGTTGGCGTTTGCTGGAAGCTGCCGAAGCACCTCTCATGATTGTAGCTATGTTAGCAAAACTTACTGCACCACCGCCAGCTGCTGCGACTGTTGAGTTAAGCATTGGGTAAGTAGTACGAGAAAGACCTGCGTAGGTACTAGTGTTGCCACCAGCGTCCACAATTCCACCAAGTCCTAAGAAATCATCTCCAACACCAATTCCGTAAAGCTGGTCTCCCATACTGTCAAGCATGGCGTTCTGGCTCTCTTCTAAGGTAATTTTGATAAGGTCTAGAACTTCACCATCAGTCTTATTAAGACTTGCTTCACCGCCAGCTACCGATACGTTTTGGTAGAACTGAGCATGTGAAAAGGTTTGGCGAACCCTTGTATCTTGCAGTGCTGTGTCAAAGTTGCCGACACCGCTAAATGTGCCACCTGTGGTTGGTTTGGCAAACTGCAATGGAATAAGTATTTGTCTACCACTCCATTTTTTAGTCTCACGCATGAACAAGCGAGACATGAAGACGTTGCTATTTAATACTCCGTCAATAGACGCAGGTACATAGCTCTCTTCTGTGATTGATATTACTCTGTTTGATAGAGCCATCTTTCATCTCCTTTTACTTATTAAATTAAAAACCCCTCGTCCAATGCCGAAGGGCTAATTGTTAGTAACATAGCACAAATTGTCTGTTTTTTCAAGGGGTACTAGAGAGAGCCAAGCACTTTAGCATGCACATCATCTAGGCTAACACCTCTTGGTGGAGCTTCAATAGTTCTACCCTGAGTTTTGGGGTCGGTGGCTACACCAGAACCGCTACCCATAACTTTAGAACCAGCTTTTTTCTTGGCCACTACCTCTTCTTGTTTCTTCTTTTCTACTTCGTCTTCTCTATGTCGGTACTCATAAATCTCATAAGCATGGGTAAAGCTATCAATTCTGCGTCCAGCTTCTAGTTCTTCTCCCATCAGTGCAAAAACCTTGTCGGCCTTGTCTTTTTCAATCTTAAGCTCAGCAATTTCCTTGTCCCAGCCATCTTGCATGGCCTTGATACTAGCTTCACGTTCAGTCTTGGCATTTAGTTCTTCAACAGATTTTAAATCATCTTGGCGATTCTTCTCTAAGACTGCCATATCAGCAACAAAAATCCCCCATGATTTATAGGTCTCTGGTTCAAAGTCATCTGGTACTTCGTCTAGGCTCGCGAACTCATGGGTTTTGCCATCTGAGTCTTTAACGCTTATTTTCTGGGGAGCTGGGGGTGTATCATCTGCCTTAATATCTTCTTTGGGTTTAACCTCTTCCTCATCATCTGAATCTTGTTCTTCTTCGTCCTCGTCATTTGCTTTCAATTCCTCATCATCTGAATCTTGTTCTTCTTCGTCCTCGTCATTTGCTTTCAATTCCTCTTCTTCAAGCAAGCGTTGGGCTTTGGCGTGTTCAGCTTCTAAATCAGTAGGTGTTGCCACCACCTCTTCTTTTTTATCGTCCTCTTTTTTTATTTCGTCTTGGTTAGGTGTGTCCGTCATTGGGCTTATTCTCCTAATTACTTTATTACTTTAATAGTTTACATCATTTTAGGTTTTGGCTTGCCTGATTCTTTACTTGCTTGTGGTTTAGTTTGGTCGGCATTGTAGTTTACTTCGCCAGTCTTAGTAGGAGCTACTGGAGTGGCTTGGTTGTCTTGGGGTGGCATAGCCTGATTAGCTACCTGTTGCTGTTCAGCTTCTTTCTGAGCAACTGCGTCTAATTCTTCCTGAGTCGGCATTTGAGTCATCAGAGCTTCAAGTTGGACTTGAGCTTGCTGTTGAGCCATACGCAAGTACTCAATGTAGTACTGCTTAGATTTCTCAGATTGTTTAGCAAAGTCTCCTGTGGCCATATAATTGTTCATGAACTTGAAGTACGTGCCATCATATTCGTCACGTGGTAGTGGGACTTCTTCGGCATTAAGTATCTGTATATCCTTAAAGGCCGCTCGGCTAAACTCTTCTTCTTTAACGTTCTGCATGAACTGGTCGGGACTGGCGGTATAAAGCATAAAGCGTTCTAACATCTTCTTAGGAGATGGCATATTACCACCATTAGCGACTTCATAAACGGTTAATGGGTCAATCATGTTCTTAGATACTAGGTCTGAGACCCACTTTTGTTGTGAACCTTTGGAGATAGGTTGGGTTGAACCAGCTTGGACTGAGACATCAATACCATCTTCAATCAGGTCAGAGTTTAAGATTATAAAGTCAAACTGGCCGTCTTCGCCAACCGCTTTAAAGTAGTGGTCTTCGGTGTAATAGACCTTAAACATCTGAAGTAAATAGCGGTAGAACTTGGTGGCCATCTTTTCAACAGCACGTCCAACCTCGTCCATGCGAGTGTAATCTTGCTGTTGCTGAAGCTTATCTTGGCCAAGAGTGACGTTTTTGGAAGATTCGCCCCTAGATATATCATGTGTACCAAAGATGTTATCAATGGCATAACGTAGGTCGTTTTTATCCTCTATCACGTAATTGGGTAGTTGAGGTGGAGAGATTCGTGCCATTGCACTTCTAACGTCCCCTTTAACTCCTACTTTTTCATCTGGCGAACCAATTAGTTTGGAGATGTCTTCTTTAGTAATCATTGTGGTATTAAATACCATGCCACTACCTGATTGGTCAGCGTTCTCCATAATCTGAAAACCACGCTTGTCTAGAATATTTTGTAAGGGTGCGGCTTGTTCCATCATAGAGGTTTGGTCAATGTATGAAGAGCCATCATTCAACCAGTTAATACCAATAAAAGGCGGTTCGGGGTTATCAAGTAGGTTAGCGGTTCTTCCCTTTTTAGCGTCATAATTCCAGTTAGGGTTCTTTTCTTTATGGATAATGTTCGCAAAGTGTTCGTCTGCTACACATAGACCTGACATCAACTTAGAGCCTTCAAAGTACTTAAACCAAACTTCCCATACAGTAATTTTTCTAGATAGCTGGGTCTTATAAGCTACTAGATTACCTTTAGAGTCTCTGCGATTAACGCCTAAGATTTCATAAATAACCTGTTGGGACTCAGGGAACATAGCTAAAAGCTCTTCGCCAGTCTTGTTTTTAATCCTTTGAGCTATAAATCGGGGGATTTCGTTCATCTTAGCGTCTTTATCTACAATAATATCGGCTGGATCTATGGATTCTGAGACTACATCTCCGAACTCGCCAATACTGGGGTCAAAGCGAAGTTTAATAAACCCAGCTCTTTTTAGAAGCAGGTTTCTAACTTGGAGTCTAAATAAGTCAGATATTTGGTACTTCTCAGCGTAGGCTTCAACAGATTTAGTAACATCTTTAGCAATCTGCATTGAGACCATCGTGTCTTGGGCTGGCATAATCTCAGGCTGGGCTATTCGTGAGTTACAAACAGAGACAATCGTTTCAACCGAGACAAAGGCTCGGTTTTCTTGATACATGTTACCCTCTTGGTAATCATAAATATCTTTATCTGCCCAGTGATTAGGTAGCCACATATTCATATTGGAGCGTCTAATAGATTTTAGTTTTTGGGTATCTTCCCAATAGACGGTAGATTCTTCTATTGGTTTTTTGAGTAAAGTTAAAATGTCGCTATCTGAGAGTTCTAGTGCGAAGGCTGCTCCTGATTCGTCTTCTAAATCCATATTGGTTATCCCCTTAAAAAGTTACGTCCGACTGGGGCTACTTAAAGTCATTATACCACGCCCGAACTATATCTGTACCCCAAGAAAAGTTTGCGATTAGATTACTACGTTTACAACAGTAGCATTAACTACCATACGATAATTGGCCTTGCATAGTTTACAACGTATATTGATAGCTATGCCAAAATCTTCTACATCTAGCGGTATATCAATAATTTTATCTATTCTACCTTTGAAATCGCATATAGTCCGCTTGCAAAACATACAACTAAGCTTATCTACCTGACCTTTATGGTTATTTACTAAATAGACTGTGATGGGTGGGTCTTCGCTTCTATCACGCTTTTGGGTTATTGGGTAATCGCCGTACATTATTTAGCCCCCCTTGACAGGTTTTTATGTTCTAATATATGAAAAGCCGCTATTTTCGGCACTTGTTTAAGCCCTCTACCCCTGTATTTGACAAGAAAACTTATTATACCATATCCACCTCTGTTACTCATTTTATAACCTCCTTTTTCTAGTTGCCCTTATACTTTTTTCTATCAACTGTTCCATGTTGCCAAGTACCGCTCTTACTGACACCTTATCATTATGCACCCCATAAGACCGCCTACCCCTGAAATTAGACACGGGTTTTGACGCCACCACACTCCCCCCCTCACCGCTCTTAATTTGGAACGACAAACCAACAGTGTAATAAGCCAAAGCATGCAACCAGTGGTCAGGACGGTTCGTCTTAGTCTGCCACTTCGCTTTCAATATCCCTCTCGTATCAGGCTCTACTATCCTATAAGCCTGTTCACAGTGGTAAATCAACTCCTCTAAATCCCTGGGTGTCTGAAAAAACTTAATTTTTTTGGTAGAAATATTAGACGCAACCAAATCCAAAAGTTTAGTCCTATCAGATTGAAGTACCCCGAACTGCTGGCCCTCCTTCCGCTTTGACACTTCCATAGAAGCCGAATTATCCGCCGAATAATAATGCACAAAAACCCTCCCCAGATACTTCCTCGCCAACTGCTCTGGCACAGTAAAATCCGGCAAAGCGTCTATCACACAAGTAGCATCGTACAGCTTAATCAGCGTCTCTATATCCGACCACTCCGAAGACGCCCCATAGGCAAAAATCCCTTGAGGCGTTCCCATAACCCAATGCTTTATCTTACCGCTGTCACAGCCTATCACAACGTCTCTCTTCTCAACAGACTGCGGTATATTAGCTTCTAATATAGAAGTTCTATTTATCATAAACTCAGAAGCTTGATAGGGAAGTCCTAGAACGAAGTTATGGAAGACATCGGTGGACATAGTTTTTTCTTGCTCTATTATTTTTTTTGCTGTAACCCAGGGAATCATCATCTGTGATAACCAGTACCCTCTGCGTGTTCTTCCTTTATATTTGGCCACCCACTCCCCCCCCTGCCTGTCTTCATCTGTTAATACCCCACCACAAGAACCACATCTATATACTTGCTTATCCTTATCTACATAGTGTGCCTTTGTGTGCCTATCCTGCTCATACATCATATACATGTTGTGCTTACACCTGTGACATCTTATGAACCAGTGCTGTTGGTCACTGTCTTGGTATAGCTCATCTACTCCGAAGCCTGGCAAGCTTGGGTTGCTGAATCGCCAGAACCAGCCCCAGTCTGACGCTTGTAGACGGCTCTGGTACACTGTTAGCACTTGTTGGTCACTCCTATCGTACTCATCGGCTACAACGAGGTCTGCGGTGGTTGATATGGCCTCTCCTTCATGAAATGAACCTCTAAAGTATATGAATCTATCGCCTACCTGTTTTAAGCTGGTGCTGTTGGTATTCTGTACCATTGCTTTAATAACAGGGTTACGCTCTATCATAGGGTTTACCTTAGGTGTTACGAACTCATGGACAACGTTTCGGGTAGGTAAGACGTATATAACATTAAGTTTGAGGTAGTTAGCAGCGTGTATACTCTTTAAAATGGCTGCAACGCTCCAGCCAACTTGTGCTGACTTCATGATTACTTGGTCAGGTGAACAGTCAGAGTACGGTTTAAGCATGAATCTGTGCTTATCAAATTCAAACGGCTTCTGATTCTCATTAATAAACTTATTATCTAGTACCCATAAAGCAGGATTGAGTATATGTAACTTAGCTCTTAATTCTTCTCTATCGTTCACTGTTTTAGTGTAACAAAAAAGAGAGTTATATTGTAATAACTCCCTTTGTTCGCTTTTTGTTCGTAGCCCTAAACTATCCTACTTAAGTGTTCTGTACCATTGTTATCTCTTCTCCCATGTAGTTAATACAATCTTTTACTGGGCATAAGCCTTTATAGCAATAGTGTTTGCAAAGGTGTTCTGTCTTATCTTCTTCTGTTCGCATTTCGTTCGCTTTTAATAGATTAGGGTGCTTTGGTCTTCTAACTCTATCAATCTCTGTTGTTTGTTTCTTCTTGGCGTTTCTTTTCATGCTTCGTTTGTGCCTGTTTAAGTTTGTAGTTAGCCATAGGGGTTTATCTTCTATGCCTTGCCATATATTGAAGTCTTTGGCTCTAACATGTATTTGTACCCTGGGCATTATTCGTTATCCTGTATCTGTCCTCTTCTTGGTATGCCAGTTATCATACAATAACCGGCTGCAATAAAGATTAAAGCTATGCATATATATATCTGTGTATCACTCATGTTATTTATTCCTTTCTATCCTTTGTTGCCGTTGTAATTCATTTACCCACCTTATCGCAACACCCTTATAATGAGTATATGCACTTTGCCCATGTCTTGCTCCCCATGTTTTGTGTGGTGGTAACACTTGTGTATAGTGTGTGCCTGTATAATCAGTGATTAGTTTTTCCACCCCATACATTGCACAATCAGGGTTATAAAATACTCTTAAATGCATAGTACGCCTTCGTAGAAAAAGCCTTTATATTCTTGGCTTATATCTATTACTTTGATATTTTGTGATTTGTACATGTGTGACCCCTTCTATTAAATTACGTTTGTACACCTCTTAATATACACACACTGAACAGATGTGTCAATAGTAATTTTGTTGTAATATTGTGCTTATTCTTTAGCTGGTCTTTTTGTTTGTGCCATTAGCATATCTAAGGTGTTATCTACTAACTGCCTAGATTCTGGCGTGTTTGGATCTAAGTTGTTTTGTTGGATAAATGTATTATAAGTATTCCCGGCATTTGCTTTGTCGGTTTCGGCTTCTGTATAGCCTTTTAGTTTTAAGGCGGTATCTAAGTACTTATGTCTTACAGCATAGTCTGGGTGTTCAACATCAGAGTCCTTGCCATATATTTTAGTAGCGTCTAGCCCTTCCATTAAAACCTTGGTCAGTTTCTTGTCAGTACCGCCAGCTTTTTCTATTGCTTTTATAAAGCCCTGGCTTTTAGTCACGTTAGAAGGTGCTTTTTTGGCTACTTGTTCAGTGTAACCAGCTTCTATAAGAATAGCCCCGATCGTTTTAGGCTTCTTGGCTTTTAAATTGCCTATGACTAAAGTAGCAGCCCGAATCTGTCGGGGCGTTGGTGGTGGTGTTCGCTTCTTCCTTGGCTTAGGCATTGTGCAACTCCTTATGGTGTAGCTCACATAACCATATTACATCTAAAGGCTTCGTATAGTCTTTGTGGTGTGCAATTACTTTTATGGCATCACATACTTGACAAGGCTGTTTTGTAAGTTCGCCTTTCAGTATTGCATATCTCACTTTTCTATTAGCTTTTACACGTTCTGGGTACTTTTCTATATATCTTTGTCTTCGTGCATATTCTCGTTCTGGGTGTAGTTTATACATTTTGCTGTCATAGTCTCGGTGGTATGCTCGGCTTTGTTCAGCGTGTGCCTTACGCCACAATCTATAATATTCAGCCGACCCATATTCTACATCTGTCCAATCGAATGTTCGTTGTCTTGCCATAGCCATAGTTTATACCATTATTGTGCGTAAATCAAATGTCGCAAAACGCTGCATACACACTATTTTGCAGCTTTTACCACTGTTTCTTCTTCTGCTGTTTGTTCTGGCTTCTCACTAATAGTTATCTTTTTAAAGTCGCTTGATAGTTCAAATTGTGTGTGGTCTGTAACCTTCACAGCTAAACGATCCATAGCAATGGTTGATAATAAGCCGCTAAAAATAGCTTGCTGGTGATTCTGCACAAAACTAAGTAGGTTTGTTTCGTGTTCGCTTAATGAAAATGTTTTGGCTTCGTTATCGTTTGACATTATGAGTACTCCTTTAATTCTTCCTTAGTATACATGTCTTTTGCTTTGTCTGGGTATGCTCTGATAAACTCGGTGCTTGGCTTACCATCTACCCAAGGTTGTAACATATCTTTGGCGTGGTCTTCTCGGTCTCGCTCTCTATAATACTCTGCACTTTGGCCGGTTGCATATCTATTTTCTTTATCTCGGCAAGGTCGGCAAGCTTGGCCGTATTTTCCACCAAGTATGACCCCTGTTGTATCGGTGGTTCGTTTGCACCAGTCACAAACTTGTTTCATATCGCCTTCAACCTCTCGTCTCGCTCTTCCATTGCCTTTAGTTTAGCTTGTTCGGGTGTTGGTCTTCTAACTCCGCCAGTGCTTGAGCCGTTAAACTTGCTTAAATCTATAGGCCTGTTGATTGTGTAGCTTTGTGGTCTTACTACTCCAGCTTCGCTAAACGCTTTGGCTTCGCTGTGCTGGTCTTTAATTGCATGGATAGTAATATATATATCTTTTGCCCAAAAGCCAGCCAGAAGCCCCAAAACAAGGCAAAAAAGCCCTATTAAAACTATCATTGCATACCTGCCTTGGTTAGCTGTACTTGTTCTAACTGATAATCTCTGTCTATGATTACGCTACCTTGTAACGTGATAGCTATTCCAGCTACTGAACAGGCATTTTCTACAATAGACTTCAATACCTTAACTGGGTCTGTTATGCCTATCTTCATTAAATCAATAGGTTCTTTTGTCATGTTCTTAGCGTCAAAGCCAAACCCTACTGGAGCGTCTACCAGCTGATTGTATCTGTAGCCCCCATCTTCGCCAGCGTTGGCCATTAACTGTTTAAATGGTTCTCTTAATGCTTTATACACTACGCTATATCCTTGTGCTTCTGAATCGTTGTCGGCTTCTACAGTTACTTCTGGCAAGGTGGCAAGTGTGACAGCTCCACCAGCTACAATCCCTTCTTCTTTGGCGGCTCTGGTGGCATGTAATGCGTCCTCTACTCTAAACTTCATCTCTTTTACTTCGGCTTCGGTAGCTCCACCCACTCGGATAATGCCTATCTTACCTTGTAGTTTAGATAGTCGCTTCTCCATGCGTTCTTTTTGGAAAGCTGAATATTTATCAGTTAATAGCTGTTTCTTAATAGTATCTATACGAAGATTGATGTCTTCTTGGATTCCGCCACCTTCTAATATTGTGGTTTCGTTCTTGGCTACAATTATTTTTCTAGCTGTCCCGGCATAATCTACAGTCACTTTGTCGGCTGGCATACTTGATGGTATTACTTTTCCACCTGTTATGGCTGCAACATCTTCCAAAAATGGCAACATCTGGTCTCCATAGACAGGCGGTGCGACTACACAAACTTTTATTTTACCTTGAGGGTGTACTTGGGTTAATGCACATGTTTCCAGTGCTTGACCGCTGATATTACCTACAAATAAGACTGTATGATGGTCGGTGTCTTTATATATCATCTCTAGTAAGGGTATGATGTCCTTATTGCTGGAGATTCGTTTTTCTAAGGCTAAGATTGATACGTTTTCTTGTATGGCTTCTTGGCTAACAACATCTGTTACAAAATGCTCCAAGCTCCAGCCCTTTTCAAAATACAAACCCTCTACAACATCTTGGATAACTCCAAGTCCTTCGTATTCTTCTATAGTTATTCCCACTCCACCTACTTTTAAGATAGTGTCGGCTACTAGTTTTCCAATTTCGGGGTCGCTGGCTGATATACTGGCAACGTTTACCAGCTCTTCATCTTTAACAGGTATGGCAATATTATCTAACTGACTTTTAATCTCTAATGAAGCTTTTTCTATTCCCCTTCTTATACTCATAGGATCAAACCCAGCAGCGATTAACTGATGAGCCTTCTCCATGATTCTATAACCAAGTAAAACTGAACAAGTAGTACCATCTCCAGCTATGTCGTTTGTCTTCTTACTAGCTTGGATAAGTAAATCTGCTCCGATGTCTTCTTCTTTATCTTCTAAGATAATGTCTCTGGCGATTGATACGCCATCATGTGAGATAATATAACTACCGTAACTCTTTTCTAGTGCTACGTTACCAGATGTCGCTCCATAAGCCACTTTTACAGCGTCATGTACAACTTTAGCCCCTTTGAGTACCTTCTCCCTGACAGATTCGGTATTTACTATTCTAACGTCACCCCTCAAATTGCTACCCTCACTTTCTTCTTAAACCTTGTTTTATAACCATTATCTATATGATATGTCTTGACGTGACTTGAGTGGTCTTTAAATAACTCTAAATTATCAATCCGATTATCATTTTTTATGTAGTTGATATGGTGTATCTCTTCTTTTTTGTTAAGGCTTCTTCCAAGTTTTTGCTCCATTATGAGCCTGTGTTCAGCAATATAGTTATGTCCTACCCATATATAAACATATCCCCTAGATGTTTTTTTACCACCTTTCCATTTGGGGTTAGAAGACTTAAACCATGCTGGGTTTGGTACGCCTTTGTTATATGGTACTTTTCCCACCATGCTTTTATGGTGGTGTTCTTTGCAACAATATTTTCCAGCACCTATTGATATTCTGTATGGTGTTGAATATATATCAGCCCCACAGTATAAACAACTAGTATGTACTCTAGCTACTGCCTGTTCTCCCTTGGTGCGTTTACCGCCTTTCATTATTCCAAACTCCCTACAGCCATCACTCTACTTGCCATTATCAAAGCCAAGCCGTTATTCGCTAGTTCTGGCATAGTATCTGCTTCGCTATGTTTTTGCACCCATATCTCTTCTCCAACTTGTATATTTGGCTGTACAAATACACCATGTTCATATCTACCTTCTCCGACGGCTAAAACTTTATAGTGTTGCCAGTGGTCGGTGATGTCTGAGTTAGTAACCACCCCTGAATCTGGTTTTATTTCCTCACATAATAAATAGTCATACTTTGGTTTTATCATATAACCCCTTCCATAATAATAAAAGACGGCTCAATCGCTAGATTAAAGCCGTCTATTGTTATCATTGAACTTCTAGCGATTGATTCCATAACCACTAGTGTAACACCACTCTAACTACATCTCAACCCTCACCACCATCTGTTCGCTAACCAAAAAGCCTTAGCATTTTCCCAAGTTTTATATCTGTTAAGCATATAGTTGGTAAAAAATGCGTCCTGACAAGCATAGTCAGTCTCCCAGTTCGGGCAAGCATTGACTAATTTGCTTCCGGGGCAAGCCTGACCAAGCCCTAGACAACCACCACTATTTCTGGCCGTTAGTCGGCCACCTGATTCGTGACTATAAATAAATGCTTTAGCGTCTCCACCTTCGGCATACGCTGTTGCGTTTATCGGTATAGTGTATTTACTTTTCTGCTGTTGTTTGGCCAGCAGTTGCGACTGCAAACTCTTCTTTTCTTCTTCTAGTACCTTTAACTGTTCTTCTAGTTTGGCTTTATCTGCCCCGGTCTTATCTAATTGACTGTTTAACTCCTTGTACTTAGTATCTAAAATCTTTAACTTCGCTGAATTGTCCTGAATCTCTATCTTCTTGAATTGTATTGAATCGTTTAGCTTATCTATATGCCTTACGACCACCATGCCAGACCCTAATATAAGAGCTATTATGGCTACTGTTATAATACGTTTCATGTTTACAGCTTAAAGCTGATAGGTCTCCTTTTAACGCTTATATTATACCTTAGTTCTAAATATAAAAGCTCTAGCAAATAGAATTGCAGCGTGGATTCCCAAGACTGTACCTACTCCCCAGAGTACTTTGTTATCCTGTGTAGCGAATACATAAGTAGCGACTACTTCTGCAAATGCTAATACTAAAGTTAATATTCCCACTAGCCAAGACCAGTCTAATGGTTGTTTAGGTTGTTTTACTTTGACTTGTTTTTTCATGTGACCCCTTCTATTAGATTACTGACACATTATAACAAATAGCTTATGCTTTGTCAATGGCTATGTGGCAAACAACGCAATAGCCTTTTATCCAACAGTGCTTACCATGATTAACTATTGCAAAACCACAGGGTATATCGTTCATTTATCTTGCTCCTTAAAAATGGCTAAAATCTGTCCTAAGGTAATGTGTTTCATTTCTATATCGCCAGCTACTATATGGTTGGCTAATACTATTATCAGTTTGTCTATCACTCTTTGTCGTTCTTGGGCTAGTAGAGAATGGATAGCTTGTCTGGCTGTGCCTTTAGCTTTTGCAAAGCGTGGATATCTAATGTTTTTTATCCAAGTGGGGCTATCGGCTCTGCTACTGCTATCTCGGTCTGTACACCAACAAAAGGTTTCGGTATCATCATCAGTTTGAGCACTACATCTTGCACAGCAAAATGGTTGCTGTTTCTGTCCAAAAACTATATATTGATTTAATATCTCATCTATCTGCTCATCTATCTGGCTATTGTCTTTCATAAAAGTACCCTCTCTTTAATAATTTGACGATATTTCTCTAACTTTTCCGCCCCAAGATATTGTCTATCAAGATTTTTGGCGGCTAACAAGGTTGTACCAGAACCAGCAAAGGGGTCTACTACTAAATCACCCTCGTCTGAATAGGTTTTAACAAGCCACTCAAACATTATTAGTGGTTTTTGGGTCGGGTGTAATCCCCTATCTCTAGTCCATTTATTAACTGTTGTGGGGTGTCTATCTCCGTTATTATCAGTGATTATATTCCTCAAACCACCTTTCCAGTTTTCGCTGACCTTGCCAGACATTTGCCGATATGCCTTGCCATCTGTTTTTTGGGGGTTATATTTCATCGGCTGGCGTGTACCGTTGGTCACCCTACCCTTACCAAATACTAAAACTAATTCATGCACCCTAAACGGCTGTAGGTTTACATTTGGTGCGTTTGTGCCATTATCCTTAACCCATACTAAATCATACTTATAGAGGTGTTCTGCCATAGGTATTAGTTTGCTCGCTAGTCTTGTTGTGGCGGTCATGACTAGTGACCCCTCTGGTTTCAAGACTCGCTCACACTCCCAAAAGAAAGTTTGAAAGTCTACATTTTTATCCCATTTATTGCCAGTTTCAGCGTAAGGTGGGTCGGTAAGTATAAGTTGGACTGAACCGTCATCTAAACCTCGCAAAAGCTCAAAACAATCATCCCTTATCTGGCTATTGTCTTTCATAGTTGTTTCCTGTCTAAAACCATACTCACAAATATTCTATGGCCGACTTGTCTTTCTTTTTCTACAAAACCCAGTTCTTTTAGTAGGTCGTGTCCTGTCGCCCAGCCGTCATACCCACCAGCGTGTTCACTCCCACAGCACCAACACGCTTCTATATACTTTTCCAAGTCTGCTTTAGATAGTTCGCTCAATATTTTATCTGGCAACGTGTATTTCATAGTATCAACTCTATTGCGACGATACTGGGGTACTTCTATGCCCATTTTCTCTGCTATTTCATAAATTCGTTTCATATCTTTACTCCCCTATTGTCTTTCATAATGACTCCTTTAATGTTGGAATTGCCTTAAATATTACTATTGCACTTGGGAATGGTGCATTATTCTCTTGGTCGTCAAACTTTAATCTGCCCTTAATAAATCTTATATCGGTAGCTTTCATAATGTAGTTGTGCCACCACCTAGTATCAGTTCGGCTAGGTATTAACATCACAACAGTTTTGCCCTCTTGCCACTCGTTGTACGCCTTAGCAACCCATTTGGGTATCTCGTTGCCGTAAGGTGGATTAACAAAGTTGCACCTCCCCCAAGAGGTTTCTAGGCCGTTAAAAGTAGGGTTGGGTGGGCAAGGATCAAAGTCAAACCCAAACTCTGCATCTAAAACCTGATAAACGGCTTTGGGGGTTTTCCAGTCTAATCGTTGTGAGCTAAAATGTACCACCCCAGTGTCTTTCATAATGACTCCTTTGGCACATATACAACCACATAATACTTAGTCGCTGTGCTATACGATACGTCAGTCTGTATTTTTACCCTGTAACCAGCGTTGGCAAAAGCTATAACCATATGCTCTCGGTCTTGCTCATCATTTATCAGATACTTATGTATATTATCTTTAGGCTCCATAGGTTTAGTGTCTTTAGTTGGGTTGGTCATAATTGTCTCATAATTGGTTTGGAATTTGAATTAGCTAAATCATAGGCAGTTGGTGTTTGAGTTTCTCTAAATTCTGGTTCTCGGTTTTCTATAATAGCCAAAGCCAGCTCAAGACCATTAAATAACCCAACCATATAATTATCATAATTCCAGTTACCCTCATCGCCCTGAATAGCGTGGACTTCCCTTAGTCGCTGTATTTTACTTTTACTCATAACTAAAGCTCCTTAATCTTTTCTCTTGGTTCTTTTATTTCGTCTAGCTTAGTCATCTTCTACCTCCACCACCTCTTTAGTTGCTTGTTGTCCGCACTTGTGCCACCACCAGCCAAAGCCTTTGTCTTCGGTTTCTGGTTCAATAACTAGGTTGTCTTTAACCTCTGGTTCATTTTGGTAAGCACAGGTCTTAGAACCTATCGGGCAACCACACGCCCAGTGTCGTTCTATAAACTCAGTCATTTTCTCTACTCCTTATATTAAAATCTTCTTGCTCTTCTAGGTGGTCGATGGTGTCCATATCCTTACTCCATATTCCTTTTTAGCTCACTAACATTATACGATTTACCACGAATAGGTACTGTATGCAACTCTACTAGACCTTTAGATTTTAAGTTTTGTAATATTCGCCTGTGCCTATGGCTGTCCCCTTTTGTCATTTTGGGGATAGCTTTTATACTTGCTAAATGGTTAGTTATCGGCTTGTTAAGTTTTAAATATTCTTTATACGGTCTGTGGTCTATCTCACATTGTTTACGCGTTCGCTTTTGTCTTATGTCATCGTTAGCTACTCTTGAAGCTCCGTATGGTTTATCTTTAAAGTAGGTTTGGTGTTTAGCCACTGACATCTTTATCCTTTGTGATTAAGTCTTTAATAGAATCTACTATAAAACTTACAGCTGATACTATCAATGTACAGACAAATATTATGGCCATCAGTATGATGTTTAAGAATAGACCACCTATGGCCAGCATTAGTGCCAGCCCTATACATATAAGTATGAAGTTCATAGTACTTCGCTCATACACTCATTTATTATGGTGTTTGCTTCTGCGGTAAAGGTATTATTGTTCTCTACCATATCCATTAGCTCTGAAGTCCACTTCTCTGCTCCATACATGGTTACACCCTTATCATAAGTACACCCACAGTATGCATCTATCTGAGCTGTTGTATAGCTTGTGGACTCAGCTTCTGCTCCGATTCTACACTCTTTAACATAATTTGATTTAGATAGCACAAGACCCTTTACCCCACCACTAGTCTCACTATTGTTTCTATTAGCGATAAAATTAGTTGTTACGTTCCAAGCAACCAAACCTACTACGATTATTATTATTACTGACCCTATCCCTTTTAATGCGTTCATATAAGTGACCCCTTCTATAAATTATTATTCTCTTTCTAAAATCTCTAGAGTGTCTATTGGCACAAGATATAGCACCACTCCACTGGGGAGCGTTTGCTTTTCATTTTTAACAATATCTTCTCTAGTTGCGTAAAAGGTATTTGGATAATACCTTGCTCCATCTTTAGGACTTGTGGCCACTATGTCTATTGAGTTTTGTTCTTTGACTCTATAAGTGGCTATGCCTACTACACGTTCTTTCCAGCGTGGTCTTTTAATCTCTATATGATTAAGTGGCTGAGTTCTACTTATCTTCATTATAGATACCGTTTCCTTCCAATACGTCTAACAGACGATACAGATTTTCTTTTACAGATGATTCTATCTGGTCTTCTTTCAGCTTGTGGCCATTTTCGTCTTCTAGTATCAACCTTGTGTTAGCTTCTACCCATGTTTTTTTATCAATAATTGGTTCATGTTCCCCGAACAGACTCTCATGTAAGTTAATACAATAAAATGGGTTCGTAAACATTTTTCTCATGTCTTCTGTACTAAACTCTTTCATTTGGCACGTCTCCCTTCATCAACGTACTTATTGTACTGCTTAGTGGCACGTTCTTGTTCCACTAGGTAATCCATTATCTTTTTACCTGCATTATACAAATCGTCTAAACACTCATAAGCAAGTTTCGCAGCCAGTAGTTCAGCTTCAGCGTCAATGGCCAGTAATTCGGCATTGAATACGCTCTCTTGCTTGTCTACCCATGCTTGCCTATCAGCAGCGTTACTGAGACCCATCTTGTCTGGGCTATTACTAATCATCAGTAACTTAGTTGCTCTCTCTGTCTTTACAGTTCTATCAGCGTCCTTCTTGGTTAATGTAGCATTTACAATAGCTTGTGCTGCACTCCATTTACGCTCTGGTAGAGCTGTAATCATTGTGGCGATTCGGTTTGCCTCAAACTGTTGAGGTTTAATATTGATTATCTCTTTGAGGTTCTTGGAGTATTCGGCTAGTGTATCTTTAATCTCGGCCATAGTTCCTCACAAACTTTTCTTCAGCGTCCACTTCTACCAAAAACTTAGTGACAGCTTCCATCATTGCTATTAGCTCTGGGTCAGCTCTCAAGTATCTTTTAATGAATAGCTGAGCGTTCTCTGGCATACGTGGGTCATAACTAATAAAGTCTACCCACTTCCTATCTTCTATCCACATCTGACCTATTATCTGTGGTACATATTTAGATGGTATCTTCTGAGTCTTCAAAGTCTCTATATGAGTAGCAGTCTCTGGGCATTTAATCTCTGCCAGGCCATCATTGCCTATATAGCCATCAGTACTAGCTCCAGCCATTAGTTTAGGGTGTGGAGTGAAGAAGGCCGGTTCTATGCTTCTACCAGTTCTTAATTCGTAAGCTAATCTGGCTAGAGGTTCTGTATCTATACCCCATTGCATTGCTGTGTTGGTGAAGCTAGAAGATGGTTGGCCAGTTAGTCGCTCGGCTACTAGTTCAGCTCGGTAGTTTCTCCGAGCTGCTGCTTCCCCACTCTTAATAGTAGCCATAACATCAGCGAATCTGCTGGCTGTTGCTCGGCCAAGTCTTGCTTGATACCACTCTGGGCTACGCTGTTCCATCTTCGTATCCCTTCAGCTCTTTGATTCGTGCTTGGATAATAGGAGTTGCTTCTAGTTTCTGGGCTGGTGTTAGTCCGGCCAGAATCTTCTCAAACTCTTCTCTCTTCTTGGCCTTCTTAATCTCAGCTAACACTTTACCTAGTTGATACTCTTCAAACTCTGCCATCTCTTCGGTAGTAGCTATCTGACCATTGTTCAAGTAACCAAGTATTGCTAAAGCTCTACCAACTGCTACAGTCTCCAGCTTCTCAAAAGCTTTGGTTTGCTGACCAATTTTGCCATAAGAGTGGCCGGTAGCTGTTGCAGAGTTAGGGTCTGCTTTGTCTCTGACTATCTTAGCTTCAAACATAATCATGTCTTCTGTAATGGTCGGGTGTGTCTCAATAGAAGCTCTAGGGTTCTGATTCCTGAACTCTTTGAGTCGGTCTGGTACTGTGGCGTACTCAGCTCCACCCTGTATCTTAGTTGTTGCTACTTTATTTACCATGTACTCCTACCAATCTTTCTATAATTAAGGCATACTTCTTAGCTATCTTCTGTGGAGTATTGTCTGGGACTTTTACTTCTTCTTTTTGCCATGCCATTATCTCTAATGCAAATTGTAATAGGTAACTCTGTATCTCTATATCTAGTAAGTCTTTGTTCATTATTTTACCCAAACATTAGTAGTGGATATAAGTTCTATTGTGAAGTAGACCACGAATCCTACTGCTATTGCTCCAGCTATAATAAGAACTGATATTATTTTATTCATATACTTAATCCTCTTCTACCACTAAACTACAGTTAATACACTCGCCACCTATTACTACATGATGGCAATACTTACTAAAAGTTGGAAACCAAATAGAACCCTTATCATAAGAGTTGGTCTCCACTATCCAGAGACGTTTAGAGCCGTCTCCTTGGTCTTCCCAGCGACACTCGTACTCGGAAGATTTGTCTATTACATTTATTTTCATTGTAACCCCTTCTAATTAGTTAGTCCCTTTATTATACACCATTTACCTCTAATAATCAATAGCATTAACCAGCCCTACCTTTAACCCTAAATAGTTAATGGCTTATTATCTGACTACTCTACCTGCTGTTCAATAGTCGGGCTAGGATTTACCTGATTACCTTCTTTAGCCGTAGCTCTCTAGCTTCTCCCTATCTCTTTACTTAGCAATATTTGTATCGCTACAAAGGGTTTGGCCTAGTTATCAGCTGGTAGGAATCACTAGGCACTTCTTTCTGTAGCCATACAATGTACATTTTGTTGTATAAGTGCTTGTAGAACACTTTTTAGTAAAGTATTTGTAAATTACTGACTACAGTTGTATAATGTTGATGTAAATTGAAGAAGACCCCTTAATCAGGGGTCTCTTTTTTTATATATCAATTATTATTTGGCTATAAGTCATGGTTCTAATCTTACGCTTCATATATAAAAGTATGCAAGCAAATATTGTTGTAATTTGTATGTGCTTATGGTATTACTGAGATGATGTTTATTCCAAAATAAATAAACATAGTACATTGTGGTCATCAACCCTCAAACCACCCTTAGTAGTTATACCCCACAACCTCTGTTGTGGGGTATTTTGTTCAGAGACTAAAAGCCCCGGCTTAGAAGGGGTCACTCATAAAAGAGGAACGCCACCGGGACTACTTTTATTATACATTATTATCTTGGTTTTAGGCAGTTTTTCGACATGCCAAGGTCGTTCTCAACCACTCCCGATGTTAGCGGGGGGTCAAGAAAGGTCGGCGTAGCAACAGAACTTGATGTACTGGCACTGATCGCACTGACGGCTGAGTCTCGACAGACACTCATGCAGAAAGTGGTAGTGAAAACGCTGATGACACTGGATGTGAACGGGGATGGTTATCCGTCCCCTGCGTGTTCCCTTGTACTTATTACGAGGGAAGTAGAAGATGGTGGTTATTGAAAGTCCCCGCCTTCATGTATCGATGACAAACGGGACAATTCATGAACCAACCCCCCTTTCAGCCTTAGCAACTGTGCAGATGTCCGAAGACATCAAACACAGGTATCTTGATGAAGATATCCATTGTGCTGGTGGTGCTGGTGTAGCCAAAGGCGATTGCTTCGCTGTAAAAGCCAGCGTTGCGTATGGCTACAATGATACTTCTTGCCAGTTGGTCAAGTTCTGCGACTGTCAGCTGGTCGTGCAATACGACCATGATGAGCTTGTCTTTGGTTGATGTCATTGGCAGAAAGCAGTCATCTATGCCATATTCGCCCACAATACACCCCCTTAATCGGGGTAGCCGATACCCCAAGTTTCGGTATTGAGTTTTCCGAGATAGGGCTGGTAGGTGTAGCACCAGTTCTTGCAGAACACACACCAGTAGAACAGAACCCCCTGCTTGTTACAAATGATGTTCCATTTGTGGCAGTGGTAGCATACAAACGCTACACAGAGGTTGTCTTGGGTTCTGATAAGTGTGGTGTGGTACAAAGGTATCACCCCCTAACTTTCTACAAAGGTATCGAGTTTTTAAGGTACGGACTAAACCTGTTTGTATTAAAAATGCCCACCGCTTAGAGCAGGGGCATTTTTGTTTTTACATTTGGGTTTATGTCCATGTTTTAATTTAATGTTTAATGGTAAGGTTTGTCAATTATTATCGCCAGCCTAGCTTATCTTTGTCTGACTTCCTCAAACTCATAATCCAAGTGGTCGGGCAACCATACAAGGTCTAATAGTTTACGCTTCGTTTTATAAACGCTTGTGACCATACCCTTTGCCTCACAAAGTAAAAATGTTCCGTCAGGTCTTTCGCATCTAAAGTCGCAAATATAATTGAATAGATGAGCTTTGCTGCCGTCGGGTAGGTAACAATAAAGTGGTATTTTAAACTGGGGTATTATCTCAACAAACTCGCCAGCCCGTTTTCTAAGGTCTAACTCTTGGGCAGTTTTTGCCTCGAACTTTGACATATAGCGGTAGCCGTTGTAAGTAGTTTTTTTAGCACCGTATTTATTGCCGTATCTTTGTGTATACATTTATCCCCACCTGTTTATAACTTTAGAGTTTTAATTATCATAGTTTTATATTACTATGTTATTAGCTTTTAGTTTCACCAATAAATTAAAAGTTACGCTTTTGGCTTAAGACGAAAGCAAACCAGCAACAGGGTAATAAGAAATTACCCCCAACTTCTTTTACAAAGTCAGGGGCTTAGTTTCACCTACCCTTAATTATAACAAGTGAGGGCAAAAATGCAAGTACAAGGTACAACTATCAACGGTACATATATTAAAAATTACAGTACAGTAAATAAAACTAATACAGATTACAGTACAGTAATTAGTAATAACGAAGTAGTAAGTATTTTTAATAATAGTTTTGGCGATATTACCGAGCCACAATACTATCCTTTCTATTCTAGTCGGCTAAAAGAGCTGGGGCTTAAAAGGTTCACCGAATTAGCTAATCTAGCACGGCTATCAAGCGATACACCAATAAGATTGTTCAATTATTTTCTTAAAAATCCTGAGTTAGTGAGGTTTTAAATGCACGATAAGGTAAAAATCACTAGAAGTTATAATAACAAAGATAGTTTTGGCTCTAATAAAAATGGGGCAGTGTTTATTATCAAACCCAAAAGATATAAACCCAAAATCACCAAAGCTTATGCGGTCAAATATTGGGATAATAAAGCCATTGTTGAATTAAGAAAGTTTTGTTAAATGTTACAATATAGATTGTTAAACTAGCCAACAAACTTATTTCTGGGCTAATCTCAGCGATACGCCCGTCCAAGCAACAATGATTCCCCAAACTACTTCTTCACTTGGCACACCAGCGAACTGGATAAGCCCAGCATAGATTACGACAGCCATGAAACCTAAAATAGTTTTCTTGCCGTCTAAAAAGTTTAATATTCTTTGCATTCTATCTCCTTTAATTTATATTCGTAACCATACTCACCCCAGTAAATCTTTACTTCCATGGAGTAAGACCCTTAAAGAAATTGATTATTGCGTTAAGGGTCGTGATTATCCAGTTGAGCTTTTGCTCATTTAACTTACCAGCGTCAGGGTCTACTTCGGCTGGTGGGGTTATTGGTGGTTCAGTGGGTTTGGGTGGTTCTACATAGGGTTGCATAAGTATGTCTGAGCCAAAATAGCCAGCACCCGTGTTATGGTCGGTAGACCATTTAGTAATGTAATATGTCTTACCTGCTACTTGCGTTACTGAGCCTATATCTATTCGTTGGTTCTGTGCAAACACTCTAGCGTCAGCAGGTTTAAGTGTAACTAAATCAAGTAGCTGTACGCCATTTCTAGCTATATACACGGTCTTTACTAATGGTTGGCGGTTCTTTAACCACTCGGGTCTATTGTCGGCTGGCGGGGCATAGTATGTGGCTCTGAGAGCTTTTGCCTTGTTCCATACTTCCTCAACTGGAAAGTCACCAGGGCAACTTGTGCTAGCCACATCACGGTGTCTATTTGGTGTGGCGTTTGGGTACAAATCTATAAGCCAAGCATTTAATATGACTGACTGGTTTATAACACCCTCATTTCGATAACCATTTCGCCAGTCACCCTCATGTTCGATAGTTACTGAGACTAAGTTAGAGTTCCAGTTGCCGTTCGTCCAAGCCGTATCGTCTGTATCTACCATGCAGTAAATCTTGTCTGAAGCCACTATAAAGTGGGCTGAGGTTTGACTTGAAGCCGAGCGGAACTTATTAACCGCACTCAGAGCCGAGCCGACTACATGATGAAAAGTTATATTCCTTACTGGGTTGCCTTGCCGTCCAGCACTATAATTTGGTGACGGAATCCATGTTAGGTTTGGTTGTGGTACTTTGCTCATAGCTATTTATCCTTATCGTTAAATTTATAATATAATTCTATCAACAATGTAAAAGCCAAAGGTATTAAGAGTAGTGAGCCAGCTACAACTGTTATCTCACTAGCTTGTTTAGCGTCTATGCAATCAGTGTATTTTAATAATCTGTTTATAAATCTAATCAAAAAGTAGATTAAGAAGTTAGCTGTATAAACTAAGAATATTATCCGTGCTATGCCGTCAGTTCTAAGCCAGTGGCTTATAAATAAGTAGCCCGATATTGCCATACCGATTGTTGAGGTTAGTAATACTATCTGTCCCGTTGTCATTTTTTGCCTTTCAAATAATTATTTACCGATTTTTGCAAGTGTATCACAGTATCACTGCCGTTATTGTGGTGGTGTTTAGCTTGCTGTCGCATTTTCAAAGAGCCAACTATTAATGCAATAAGCATAATAAGGATTAAGATATTCATAATCATTTATCTTGCCTCTCAACTATTTTAATCAGAGCGTCAGCAATGGCTTTTTGGTTCTGCTCAATTTTATCAAGTCTAGTGGTAACAGTTTTAGTAATATACCAAACAAAGTAAATAGATAGTATTACCCCTAAGCCTTGTGTTGCAGTTGAGTTTAGTAGTGCTTCCATTACTTATTGGCCTTCCTCTGCTCACTCCTATAGTATCTATATGTACCTTTGCTAATCCATATATCATATTTATTAGCTAACTCTTTAGCGTCCGAATATTTATACTGGTCTAACAATGCTCTAATCTCTTTTTCTTGTTTTTTACGTTCTTCATATTGTTGTGCTAGTTTAGCGTCTTCAGGATTTACCCTAGTTGTATAAATACCTGTAGTAGCAGATAGAGCTGTACCACCTCGGTACATTGTCTTATCCTGTTTAGCCATAGTCATGTTTTTACCAAGCTGTCTGGTGCTTAGGGTGGTGTCAGGCACGTCTGACTGCTTAATCTCTCCACGCCATTTATTCATGAAGTCTTCACTACCCCAAAGTGGCAATAAAGAACCTATAGCTTGTTGGAAGTTCTCTGGCTTCCTTGGCTTATTGTCTATCAGATTGCCAATATCTGACAACAGCCTAAACCCCGGTATAAATGAACTGACGTATTGACCTCTAAGCACCCCGATATTCTTATAAGTATCATATTGGTTTCTATAGTTTAGCTCAGTTGCGATTATATTAGAGAGTGGGCCGATAGAGCCGACAGACTCCTGCATTATGTTAAATGCTTCTTTGCCCTGACCATTAACTAATGCTCTGCCAGCTGCTGAAATATTAACAAATGGGTATTTTGATACTCTCACGAATAATTCATTTACTCCTAGTTTACCCAAGAATACTCTACCCTTAGTAGCAGTGCTATCAGGAGTCTCCTTCTCTCGGTCTCTCCACTCTAATAACCCATAGAATAAAGCCACCATAAACGTCAGCGTCATAATACTAGCAGTACGTTCTTGCCAAGGTAGGTTCTTGTCTACGGCTCTGGCAGCGTGTCCAGTGACAAACTTAGCGTACTTAAATGGCCATTTAATAAATGGTTTGACCAGAGTACCGCCAGCATTATTCCAGTTGGTTATCCACATAGCTACGTTGTTATAGTCAAAGCCATACCTGTCAGCCATCTCGTTCATCATAAACAACATCTCTTCTTCTGCTTTTTTGAAACTAGCCATCTCTGTTTCTGAGAAGTCTGGCTTAAAGTCTTTAGCACCTTCCGAAGTTATTATTACTTTCTTCCAATAAGATTCTACACCACTAAAGGGCATTAAAAGCCAGTCGGCATATTTATTGACAGCTCTTTGTCCGGGGGTATTCCTACCATACATAAATTGTCCAGTTAGGTTAGACTTATAGCCACCATATACGTAGTCGGGTGCGTCAGTCCAACCACGTGGCATAAGAGTCTGTACTATAGCTGCGATATCTTTTCTAGTCCTACTCATGGCTGGGTCAGCATGTAGAACATCTAAGAGGGTATCATTTATAACTTTAGCACCATATTGTAATCCACCAGATATAGCGTTTGTTCCGACTGTACCGCCCTGTACTAGAACATTTACTGCCCAGTATTGAGCTATTGTTTGGAGTGCTTGCGTAGATTTTGTCTTATCAACATATACTTCACGTACACTCTTATAATATTTAGCTAGTCTAGTCGGGACTTGGTAGTGCTGTTGAGGCTTCAAGAAACTTACTGTACTCTCTGTCTCCATTAGCTTGTCTATCTTCTGTATGGTCATCTTGTCTCTGCCACCTTCTCCCGGTAATAAGATACCCTGCATTTCACTATAAGTGACTTCAGTCCACCCTTCGTCCGCTGGCATACCTGTAGCTATTGGTTTAGAGATAGTGGCAAACTGTTTGATTATAAAATTGTTGTGTGTATCAGAATAGTTGCCCTCTAGTAGAGCTTTGGTCATTTGTTTTTGAAAATCCTCTAAGAAGTCTTCATTACCAGAACGTTTGCGTTTCATACCAGCAATTTTCCTTTTTAGTCCACGCTTGCCCATTGCCCTGTTACTAGCTTTAACTTTAGCTGGGTCTCTCAGTCCTCGGTGTACCCAACCTTCTAGGTTGGCGTCTATCTTAAATAGCTCTTTCATTAGTTTTCTATTGAATAGGTCTTTAGCTTCTTGTCTTGTCTCAGTGAAATCTTTAATAAGTTGTTGGCCTTCAGGAGATAGTGACTCAAATATAGCTTTGGCCTGTTCGGGTGTGTATCTGGCTTTAGCAAATACAGCTACTTCTTTACCATTTTCAATATCCATTTTCACGAACTCATAACCTTGCAGTTGTAATTTTTTGCCTTCTTTCATATCGGTAACAGATATAAAATCCCTAGTGCCATAGACTACCTCGCCATCAATAGTCTCTTTAACAGATTCGGCAGCTCTAAATAAGGTTTTCTGGTCATCTTTAACGTTCTTGAACTTATCCTTTAGTAGTTTGGTTATTTGCATTTCTCCAACTTGGGCTTTAGCTCTAGCGACCACAAGGTTCTTATATGCTTGTCTGCCAGCTCTATCCCCCAATTCGGCTTCATGGGCTTGTCTCAAGTCTTGATACCAGCGTGGTATTTTAATCGGTAAACCATTGGTAATCTTGCCGTTTATAGCGTCCATAAGCCCACCAAGTTCATCTGGGTATCTAACTATAGCTCCTTTATACTTATCAAATGTAGTCGGGGCTAGTTCTTGGGCTACTTCTATATCTACCACCATCTGCTCTACGAATCTAGCTAGTAACTCTGTGCGTTTGTTAAAGTATTCGGGCATTTTGTCTATAGCTTCTTGGCCTTCAATATTCAATGTAACTGCTTTTAGCTCTTCAATTATCGTTTGCTTTTCTTCTTTAGTAAGCTCTCCAAATATGTCTAAGGTATGACCAGTATCTCCGTTGATTCTATACTCAGTACCATGCGACAACTCATGTGCTAATACTCTTACCTGTATTCTGGGGTCTTTCATGGCAGCGTCAGTCAGCTTGATATGCTCCATCTTGCCGGTCTTCTTATTAAAGTGGTAAAAAGCACCTGCAAACTTCTTACTCTTGGAGCGTCCTTGTCTAAGCATAGATATGGACTGTGCAGCTTGATTAAGCTGACTAGTCATCTCGTCTAGCTGGTCATCTGTCTTATACTCAAACTTCTCATCTCCAATAGGATTCTCTTCTTTAAGCATAGAGTAATTAACACCATCTTTGCGTAGTGCTGGTAGTTTACCTTTGCTTGTAAATACACCACCAAAATCTACTGTGTCTCCATCTTTAATGCCAGAAGCTTCTAATCTATCTTCTGTTATGCCTAGTTGTTGAGCTTTGAGTCTACCCTTGCTTGATGTTCCACCCTTGGTAATATCATATTCAAAGTAACCATTGCCCCAGTTATCGTTTCTATCTTTATTGTCTATTACCCTATAAGTAAGCACTGGGTTTTCTTTTAGGCCGGGGACTAATTTAAGTAGTTCTTCTACTCTAGTTCTTGTCCAGTAGCCACCACTAAGTAACGCTCTTTCTACGTCTTTAGGTGCTAATTCTTCACTCTTAGTTAGCACGTCTCTCCATGCTGGTTGGTCAAACTCTTCTACTCCAAAGACATACTTGATTAACTCTTTGCCCTTCTCTTTATCCATTGTCCTGACTTGTAGTCTTCTGTACTCGGCTAGTTTGTTTAGGTCTTTTCTATCTTTAGCTTCTTGTATAGCTTCTTTTTTCAGTAGACTGTTTAGGCCATTGCCATTGGCGGTATCTCTACTAATAACGACAGTTCTACCATTAACAGTTTTAAAATCTGCGACTTCATTTTTGGGTATACGTTCTCTGACCCCTTCTGGCGTGTCTTCTGATCTAGGATAAACCAGTTGTATATCAGCTTCGCCCTTCTTGGGTGTCTTACTTACTTGTGGGATAGACTGCTTTTTGCTTTTTATAGGTTTAACAGTCCCCTTCTTTTTGGGTGGAGCAACAACTTCTTTGACCTTTTCTTTCTGGGTCTTCGGTTTTTCAGGCTCTTCTTCAATATTGTCTGGTCGTTTGTAGTCTTTCGCCTTGGCTATTTCTTCCTTAGTAGCTAGTCTAATATGGTTAGCATAAGTCATAGAATCATCTTTATTGCCAATATATTTAGCACGTAAATAACCCCTATTCCAGTCGTCCATAACACTACCACCAAACCATTGTTCGTTACCAGAAGTTATCTGTCTTATTCTGCCATCTGTATCTATTACGTAATCGTCAGTGTTAAATCTACCGGGTGCGTCTTCGCTAAACTCAGCTGGCTCAAAAGTAGGATAATTTCTATCAGTTGGTTTAGCATTGTCATAAGTAGTCGGCATTTTTGTTTTCTTACCCTTTAATGGTTTCATGCTACCTTTTTTCTTGGTGGGTGTCTTAGTCTTTGGTGGGGTTGTAGATTCGGCTGCCAAGTTGGGATTGATTTTAGTAGTGTACCCAAGAGCGTCCAGTTTATCGGCAAGTTCTTGGTTGGGGACTTCTATCATAAAGACGTTCTCAGGAGTAGGTAGAATATTCTCCTGTACAGATATTTCTTCTCCTTGGTCTATGGCGTTTGGTAAATTACCTTGTTCCATAATAATTTTAATGTTGTCTTCTCCGGGGTATTTATAACTGTCTTTATTCCCCTTCTCAAAATAGATACCAGTCTCCCCTTCGTATTCCGGCATTGGTTGGTCAGTCGGGTTGCCTTGGTCATCTAACTGCATTGGAGTCCTAGGTTGTAACCCACTAGCTAGGATAGAATCTAAGTTTGAAGCCCTAGTAATATGTGATACAACTTGTGGTTGTTGCCCACTTGGTGTCTCTGTTATAGGAGCAGTTGGTTGCTCAACTGGTATATCTACGACTGGTGGTTGGTCTTCTTGCATACCCTGTTCGGCTCGTTTAATAAAGTTATTCTTTATATCATCTTCTAGCCTCATGCCAGTAGCGTCTGCTACATCTTGAGGTACACCTTTTTCTTGTAAGTTATTGGATAAACCTACTCCGATACCAGCACCACCACCGATAATTGCTCCGATACCACCAGACTGTAATGCCTGAACTATTGCGTCTCCCCAGTCCACGTCTTTATATGTAGCCATTACTCCGCTGGTTGTAATGTCTTGTAAGAACTCCTGTGAGCCTTCTGTCAGTGCCTGACTAAATAACTCCTTGGTTACTCCACCAGTAGCACCAAACAATTTGCTAAGTCCCCAATTTTCTAATACAGCTTCAAAACCACCACTGACTGTACCTGCTGCCAATGCTTTTAAATCACTAGCACCAGACTCTTTAGCTTCTCTAGTTATTTCTCCAGCTTCATTTATACCGAACATAGAACCAACTACACCCGGTTTCAGATAATGTTTTAATTTTCCCATGATAGATAGGGCTTTTGGAGCTTTAGCACCAACCCCGACTACGCTAGTTGCACCTGCCGACAAAGCAAGAGACCCAACTCCTTCACTGATAGCACCGAACAATGGGTTGTCAGTATCTTCAGCACTAAATCCTGCCAGCTCCATATCTTTTTTAACTTTAGCGTTTGACTCAGCAGCTTTTTTAAATTGTGATTCAGCAAACTTGTCTACTCTAGAACCTTCAGGAGAAACTACATCTAATAGATTAGAAGCAAAAGACCGAGTGTTGCTGGGTAGTTCAGCCGGCAATGTGGCGGCACCTCTTATAAAACGTCTAGCTTGTTGTTCTACAAAACCCTGTTGGCCAGTTTTAAGTCGCTGGTAGTTCTGATAACTCTTCTCAGTGTCTTGCATACGTTTATTGGCTGTTTCATCTGTAGAAGTTTTTAATTTCTTATAAAAATCATTGTTAGTATTTATGCCACTAGCTTTGGCTTTATCTTCTACCTTTCGGCTACCACTATCTACAGGTTTACCAGCAGAATCTATAAGTCTTTTCTGTAAAGCAGATTTTTCAATGTCTATACCATACTGAGCAAAGTATTCCTTGCGTTTTTTAATCTCATCTCCAGCATAATCAAAGTTCTTAGCTCTGTCTGAAACCTGTTTCTCTTCGTTCTTCTGGTCTAAATATTTCTCTGGCAAACCTTTACTTTTTCTAAACGCTATATCTTGGGGAGAGTTAGCTTCAAATATATCTCCGACACGTTCAAAAAGATTGCGATATTTTAACTTACCATCAGCCTTACGCTTTACTTCTTCTTGTTTCTTCTTTTTATTAGCTTCAGAAGAGTAATCAAACTGGTCTGTAGTTAACCTGTCTTCTTCTTCTTTTAAAGCTCTAGCTTCGGGGGTCTCAAAATCTTTAACTGGATTCCACGAACTCCGTTTTTTGTAACGTGTGTAGGGGTCTACTGATACTCCCATTATTAACTCCTAGTTGTTGTAATATGCTTTCCATCTATTTGGCTGTTTTTTACCAAGTTGATTAACTCCAGTAAACTTCCAAAACAAATCATGAAAAGACTTATAAGTACCATAACCAGAAGATACCCACTGTTTTTTCAGTGCATTATAAGTGCCGGGAGATACAAAGCCATCTCCACCAGTACTATCAGCTAATGACTTGGCAAATAATTCTTTATTAGATGGTTGCCCACCGCCACCATAAGACGAAGCACCTCTAGTTGTAGCTTGCTCTACATTAAACCGTCTAGTGTTTTCAGCCTGTTCAGCTTGCCACCGTCTAGTGCTTTCAGCTTGTTGTGCTTCCCATTGTCTCTTCTCTTCAGCGTCTTTTTCGGACTTACTGACCATTGAATAACGTTCTGCTAGTCCAGCTCTTTTGTCTTGTTGTCCTTTGTACAACAGGTCGGCTTGGGTAGTACCCTGTCGCTCTATATCTGATAAGTTTTGACTAGCTACATTTAAGCTATTGTTCTGAGTCCTCATCATTTCGCCTATAGGGGCTTGTTCGCCAGTTACTAATTTCTGACGTTGTGCTTCGGTCATGATAGCGTTAGAAGTTCTTTGACTGACGTTGCCTTCTACTGCTCTCAGCATGTTCTCTGAGTTTATTAAATCTCCTCTGAGTCCTGTAACTCTGGTTCTAGCGTCAGCTACACCAAGGGTATTTAAGGCATTGTTGTATATATCTATCGGATTCTGGGCTGTCTTGTCAAAGTTTACCAGCTGTCCGTAAATGCTTGCACTACTTTCCATGTTTTGTTCTCCTTAATATAAAAACGCTCAAACGCAGAGCCGTTTGAGCTTATTAGTTGAATTATACCACATTTTAACTCTGTGCCGTTGTGTAGTCTATGAAGGAGAAGGGTACATTTCTAGCATATAATGTGACTCCTGCTGCATAGGGTTGGAGTATTTCGGCTTTGACCTGTACAACCGCCCCAGTTATTGTAACGTATACTCCGTATTGGATATACTGGTCTCCGTAGGGAGTAGAGCATAAAGTAGCAGTTTGAAAAGAGTTAGGTATATTAGGAGATAACCATCTCTGTACTGGAGACCCACTGATAGCTTCCCCAAACTCATAAGCATAGACAAACAGCTTAGAGTACGTTGGTGGTCTGCTTAGTGTAAAAACTGAACTACCTATTGTCTGTTGGCCAGAGCCTACAAAACCACTAAAGTTAAAACTACCACTGTATTTACTCACGTTCTTGTATGAATCGTAAGCGGTGTGTAATATTACTTTGCTTAAATCTACTGTACTCATGCTACCCCATAGTCTTTATAGATTATCCAATAGACAGGGATTGGACTGGGTAAGGTATTAACATCTGAACCTATCTCTATACTTAGCTGAGTAGTTGTAGCTGAAGCTACAAGGTATGCACCATAAGCCGCTAAGTTTCTAGGGTTGTAATATTTATAGTTTTGTCTAGCACCTCTAGCCACGTAAATTACTCCATCTGCAAAAGGTTCATAATAAACTGCAAAAAATGGCACAATGCCTAGGTTGTGAGTCACTGTATAGGTTGTCGTATAAAGATACAGTGGTGGTGGCCCGACTACGCTAGGTGCTGCCAAATTAGCACTACCAGTAGAAACATCTCTCTTCATGTAGTTGAAACGGCTGTCAAAGAATAGTTTTGTTGTATCTAGTATGCTCATGTGATTGTGAATAAGGTGTATTTAATAATGAAGGTTAGAGCAAGTCCGTTGCCAGCGTTATCATGATAACCATTTCTGATTAACGCATAGATGTTGGTGTTGCTACAACCAATCTCTACACTGGCTTTCAACATAATACCTGCCCTATAAACGCTGTTAAAGTTAATATTAGTTTCTACATCATAGTAATTTACACCGCCATCAATACTAAAAGCAGCGTTTATAAAACACTTCTGACCATAGGGGTTAGCCAAAGTAACTAATGAAGTGGTCGGAGATAACGCTCCAGTACCAGCCACTGTCTGAGTGGTGCTACCAGCGTGAGCTATTTTGTCTATAGGTAAACCACTGAAGAACTGCATTAGATTAGTTACAGCGGTTTTCATCTTAGATAAAAACTTCCGTAACATCATATCCAGGCTTGGTTATCACAATGCCATAAGTTTCATCTGGTAGCTTGCCCATCATTATACGAGCGTTTTCGCTGTCTCTTACTACTAAGTTGCCAGAACGCATATCAATACCCTTCTGTGTTATGTTGCTAGAAGCTACTCTTGTCTCGTCAGCTGGTGGTAGGAGTGCCTTATCTAGCTCCATATCTGGTATGGTGTTAAAGTCTTTGTCGGCCATTAGTCTTTTTCTCCTACTAGGTCATCATATACAAAGACGATACCAGTTATCTCTGGGGTAATCGTAGTGGCTACTAAGCCTAATCCTAGTTGGAGTTCGTAGTATCTCTTATTTATAGGTAGTTTAATTGAGGTAGCACCAGCAATAGCTGTGTCCCCATTGACCCAAGAACCTCTGTCAATCTTGTATTTTGGTGTGACTGTAGCTCCAACTGGTAGAGCTTTAAAAGTGACGTTTACATGAGTGGCTTGTTTGGCTTTATCTGGTCGGCCATTATCTATAATCAGTGATTCCCATGTAGCTGTTGGGAAGGGGTCGCTACTTGGATTGACTATATCTACTCCGTAAGAAGCTCCGTCTCTCCAAGCAATAAACATTTTATCGCCAAAAGATTTTACACAACCCAGTCTAAGAGTCCCATTTAGAACATTACCGGTGGAGATTGTATAAGACAGGCCAGAAGATTTAGGATAGTTCTTGTTTCTAGAGCCATAAGAGTAAATGCCATGTTCTATATTGGCCGAGTTGGTCTCAGATGGGAAGGCACTCATTAAGATACCATTTCTAATGGTCTGGGTATTGGGGTAATTAACAGTGTAGGTTGAGGTGTCGGTGTATTCGTAGTCAGTGCCAGCTATCTGGTCTACCTTCACAGGGTTGCCACCAGCGTATGCCCATCTAGCACCATTACAGAAGTAATAGAGAATATTACCACTGGAGTAGAGTCCGTAAGGCGAACCTTCAGGAGTAGGTATCACATAATTATAGGTAGTAGATAAGCCGTCCCAGAAGAATATCTTGCCGTCTTGTATTTCGTCTGTGGCTGAAGTAGAACGCTTCTCAGCTCCTATGGCTACGTATTCATTGTATAGACCAAAAGAGGTTGCTTCGTAGCCAGATGGGAAGACTAGGCGGTGTCTGTAGTACTCTGTATTCTCCACTGGAGTAGTTTGGTTTAAGACTTCCCAAGTAGAAACATATCTGCCGTTGCCGATTAGGTGGTATTGCATGAAGTCTATACAGGGGTGGAATTGATTAGTCGGAGTTACGAATCTATTGGCATAAGTAGCATATCTAGCAGTTGAAAAATCACTAGCTGTAGCACAACCTATTGTAGAAGCTGTGCCAGATGGGTGCGTGATATGGAAGTGATAAGTAGCACCATTGGGTTTTGTAGTAGTTCTAACAGGGGTAGCAAATACAAAGGCGTTTAATGCACCATTGGTTAAAGTAGCATTAGCCACAGTGACTGTACCGAGTACATTGTTGGCAGGATCATGCATAGTCACTACTAGGTCTCCTGAACCCTTAGTAGTAACCCATATATGTATAGAGTACATAGGTTCTATGGTCGGTGTAACTAGCAACATGTGGGTAGCTGTCTCTGTAATGTTATTAGTGGTGGTATAAGTATTAGCTGAAGAGGTCGCTGATTTATCTAATGTCGTGGATATAGAGTTGGCAACTGGCGTTAGCGAACCACCAAACCTACCATCTGCATTATTTATAATTCCTAGAGTAGTCAGCGAAGGCACATAGATTGTATCTGTAGGTAGGTCATAGAACATACCGGAAGTAGCACTTGTCAGCGAAGTAGCGTGTTTAGACCAAGCACCAGCGGTTGTTCTTACGTAAACTCCACCAGCCGTATCAACGGCCACTATCTTGCCAGATGGTAGTTGCAACATCTCAGTGATTAAACCAGTGACTGTAGTACCAGTTTCTTTAACAGTCCTTGGTAGAATCGTCATAGAGGTTGGACTCTTGCGGAAATCTATATGTTTAGAATAAGCAAAAGAGTGTGGTGTACCCTGTTTAATATCTGAAGATAATCCACCATAGTGCGAGATAATGGCTATTGATTTTTTACTCATACTATCTTGTAGTTCCTATTCTGATAAGTATAGCCAGCACCACTCATCTTAACTGGTCTAATATATTGAGAAGTTGTTTTGGAAGAGTACTGAGCCTTACACTCATCTAGTGCTTCATCATAAGCGGCTTTCATTTCCCTAGCCGCTTGCCAGTCTTTACGTCTTCGGTAGTATCTCCAGCATGCGTAATCAATCAGTGATTCGTGGAACTCCTCTGGTATATCTGGTAGCTCTCCTATTGTATAAGCCTGACCACCAGCTGTAATTCCAGCGTAAGTATTCTCTAGAGTTATCTCTGTACCACTGGTATAGGATTCTATCTTATACCACATACCATCACCATCAGGGTCAGTAATCTTCAAAGACCTGCCCACCATTGCTGCTGTAAATACTGTTGCAAGTCCTACAACATCTGCTGAACCATTAGTGACTGTGATTGTACCGGTGGTGTAATCAGCTGCACTCATGTCACGCATGCGTCTCTCATAGTTCAATCGTCCACCACTAGTTATAGAACTTGATGGAGTGGGATAGATACCGAACTCATCACTGCCTCTAATGTAAAAGAACTCTGGTATATCTGATTCATCATCGGTTGATTCGTTAATTGCGTTCCAAGTGATCTCATCTGGTATTTCCACTAGGTCATATCTAGTGTCTCCAACTGTTACGACAACCGATTTAACCCTAATGCAATCTTCTGGGGTCTGGTAGTACTGTTGGCTGGCTACAATATTAAATGTCTTCTGGGTATTACGCCACTCTCTGTTTAATATTGCACCAAACTTTTTAGCTCCTTGGTTTATAGCCCTCTTTAATACAGTTAAAGTACTGGTAGAGGTGTCTTCTGTCTGCTCTTGGGATTCGCTGTATATATTATTAAAAGTTAGCATGATTCTCCGCTTTCTTTATTATAATTCATTTATGCTGTTCTCTTCCACATGTAGGCTACGATATAGGGTTGTAAGTTACTATGTGCTGCTGAAGCATTGACAGCAGTATTTGCATTAGTAGTATAGATATCAACGGCAGAAGCATTGCCAACGGCAATCTTACCAGCAGTTTGAGTAGGTGGAACATTATTAGTAGAACCAGTATGAGTATGTGCTGGTAAACCAGACTGTTGATGGGTAAGGGTTATTTCTTTATATCCACCTACTTCTTCAACAGTATCAAAATCGGTATCAGCAGAGTTCAAACTTACTAAAGTCTTACCAGCCCCAAATACTGCCCATGTGCCAAAGCCAAACAGGGTTGCTGGACTGGTTGATACTACAGCAATATATATAGCTCCAACTGGGTAGACTTTTTTCAACACTTCTGTAACTGTTACGTTTGTATCAATAACACTACCAGTGGATATGGTTTTATTGGTTAATGTGACACTGGCACTGTTCTTTGTAGCGTCAGAGGTATTATCTACATTACCTAGCCCGATTGATGTTTTGGCTGTTGAAGCAGATTCCCAAGATGTAGTACCAACTCCATTACCTACCATGAAAGCATTGTCTACTGATGTAGAAGCACCAGAACCGATTTTAGTAGCGACTTGAATTAGGTCTAAGCCATAATCATCAAGTATCTGAGACAGACCCTTGCCAGCTCCTGCGTTATGCAAGGTCTCTCCACCTTGAGTATCTGGGTAATTTGGGATATTTGCTGGGAAAGTTTGCCCCATTATATTGCTCCTTTATTAAATTGTTTTAACCTAAACATCAAACACCCCCCGGAGTTTCTTGATAAGCTGTTTTGTTTTTACTACCAATACTGCTGGGGGGTGTACTAGTCGTAAACCCATGCAAACGCATGGTCAAATCATCTAGAGTATATATCGTATCATCAAGAAATATACCGTTTAGATTATATATGTAGCTAGTATGTTCTTTATTGGACTGGTTATAACTAGTAAGTTCTTTGCTGTAGAATCCATAATCTGTAACATTAACACCGCCTATTGTATAGGTTGTCTTTTCTTTAGTAACTTGTGTATAAGATGGCATAGACGCTCTCCATTAAGCCGTCTATGAGCTATTAAGCATATTATATCACCATTTGAGTCTCACAAAGTTGTTTTATCCTGTCTAAAGATTATTTAATCGCTCAGTCCCACAAACCCGCCAGTTGTCAATGGGTCGTAATCGGTTAGAGCATCGTCTACTTCGCTTCGTATCTCTGCTACTGTTGGTGGTTCGTACCACACGTTAGTCGTTCCACCTGTTGAAACAGTAATCGCCTGTACTGGCTGTTGGTAGTTGATTCTAACAGTATAAGCTCCCGCAGTATCAACGAATGGGTCGCCACCACCGCTGACAAGCACAACCCCTCCTGTTACCGATAGAGTATGGTCGGCTTCGTCAGGCGATATTTTCCAAGAATTCGTTAAAAAACCATAAACAGGGACAGAAGTTCCCGCCACCGCATCAATCGTGTTTCCACCCAACTCTGAAAAAGCGGCATTATATCTTAAGTTATTAGATATCAAAGCCCAATCTACCCACATACTATAAACCCCAACCACATCTATTGAGGTTGTAGCGGCATCGCAAATTATTCTTTTTGTCGTTCCGTTAAAGGTAACTGTTTCAGACGATGAAGCCACATAACCGTAATCCACATTTTGAACAATAGGAATTGAGGCATCGGCAGAGGTTAGGACGTAATTGGTTATTTTCTGATACAAGTATTCTGGGGCAAGTATCGCAAGGTCAACGCCATCTCCAACATCAGCATCGGGATAAGTATAAGATACCTGCCCCCCGCTTACTGTCAATAATTTCAATAAAGTTTCCGTACCTGTTTCTAATACGGCTACTTTAGTGCCTGTCTGCAAGCCCGTTAATGTAAGCGTATAAGTATCTAATGGGTAATTCGTGTATTGAGCAACGGCGGTAGTTGTCATTGAAAAATAAAGCGAGTTTAGATAATTAGTTCCTGCGGTTGTACAAGTGATTTGGATTTTTAGTTTAAATCCGTCTGTTTCGTTGATTGTCTCACCTGACAAATTAGCACTGGTAGCGTCTTTCCAAGTCCCGCCATATCCGTTACCGTCATTAATATCTATCTTGTATTTAACGGCTAAATTAGCAGTGCCTGAACCACCTTTAACCACATTAGAAGCGGCAAAAGCCGTGTAGCCTAAAACATAATAAGGGAACTCATATTCAATTACATCGTTTAAGTTGTAGAGATATAAAAGTCCAGTTGAAGAAAATCCCGAAGCTCCTGTTAAGCCTGTTTTAGTTACATAGGAAGCATAAGTTGCAGTATCCTCATTAAAGGTTAGCCCTACTCTGCCTGTCGTAGCGGCGGTAAAGATGTTATAAAAAATAGTTCCATAAACCGAGGTAAATCCAGTATCGGCTGCCGCACAATTTAATCCTTTTTGCAAGCCGTCAAGACAATCAAAGACTAAATCAGTATCGGCATAAGCACTGGCACAATTCTCAATAACAACACCCTTAGATGAGTTTAATGATGTGTAGAAAGTAGTGCCTACATCATCAAAATAGACCCTTTTAATCTCTACTCCGATATTGTTACCAGCATCGTTTACAGCATATAGTATTCTGTTTGTTGTTCCACCGACAATAGGCACAGCAGAAGTCCCACAGGTATGCCAGCGAGTATTAGTTGCTCCCACAATATAAAGAAAAGCGGTATCTATGTTCATATTAGTTATGCCACTCCACCAATCACCGCCTTTCACTTCAGCGTCAACACAGCCTCCGCCAATAGTAACCACACCCAAAGGAGGAGTAGTTGCACTTGAGGTTGTGTGATAACTATCAGCATATATCGGGTCTTCTACATAAGCGTTGGTAACCACTGCGTAAGATAACGCTCCACCAACCATAATCGGGCGAATAAATTTTATGTTATCAGAGTAAGCAGTATAGACTGCATAAGCCGCCGCATTAGTTCTAAAAATCCTATTTTGAAAATGACAATCCGTAAAAGTGAGGTCTTTACAATATGAGATATAAGTCCCAATGTCGCTTGAAGCCATTGTCCCCGTTCTACCCCACTTGCATTTAGTAGCTGTTCCACCAGCAAGGTTAGAGGTAATCGTAACATTATTTATATCAGTATTAAGATAGTTGGCAGTATGGAACTCCTCTAGCGTGAAAGAGGTGGCACACTCGGTTAAGTTGATATTATCAACAACTGCGGTGTTTTTGATAATGACAGAATACGGCTGATTGATATTAAAATACCAAGTTGATAGACAACCTTGAATATCTATATTACCAGCACTTGTTACTGTAAATTCTGGTCTTGTAGTAATTGTTGCGTTGGGCAGTGAATTTGCCGCCCTTGAGCCAGTTGCACAGCTCATCATTAAAACATTAGGAATACGAACCTTGCAACCGCTTGCAGGTATGTATCCATAAGCACCCGAAGAATTAGCTCCTATTCTTATCGCTCCACCGTCTTGCATCTCTACAAATTTGCTTCTTGCGTCAGTCCCCTTAGCAGTTGAGTACCAGCCAGAAGCTAAAGATGCACTATATCTTTGGGCAGGATAAAACTCATACACGCCAGTCCCTACACCAGTTTCAATCCAAACACCTGGATACATTGTATTAGCTCCACCGCCACAAGTAGGCAGTTGAATAACTTGAGAAGCCCCAGTTGTGTTATCCAAATAAAACCACTCACTCCTAACAGTCCATTTTTCAGCTCTGGCTATTGTGATATTAGCGGCATCATCTAAAATAACCTCGATCCAACCAGTTACATCTACGCCATTGGTGGTGGCAGTAGCCACCCCAATAGTCAAGCTTTCCGAAGCATTATAGGCAGTTGAGGCACTTTTTAACTTAATAAAGCCAGAGGCGGGCATAGCCCCACCTACCGCAGTTGGAGCAACGTTTAAAGCAGTATAAACACCTAGAAGTTTGCCAGTAGCTCCGCTTGTAAAACCGACAACATTCGTATCATACGCAGGAACAAGCCCCACCCCAGAAGTAAACGGAAGCCAACGAACATTTCTACCATCAACCAAACATTCCCCGCCTGTTGTATCAGTCATTGTAAAAGAGCTCAGCGACCCAGTGCCAGAAGCTGGGGCATTTTTATGGTAACGAGTATCGGTATTGATAGTTAGCACAGCCCCCGAATTGATGGTCATCGCCTCACCAGCTGTTCTTGCTGCATTGTCTAAGTCTTGCGATACGGATATTGTTGCCATTAAAAAACCTCATATCTTTGATAAGTTAAAGATGTTTCAAAAGATGTTTCAATAATAATCGACATTAGACTAAGCTCCAAGTTTTAGTAATTGTATTAGCACCGTTGTCTATAATAATTGTTTGGGTGTTAAATGAAACGTTATTAGTAGTGCCTGATTTTACAAAAGTAGTTACATCACCTAGAACAGTTTTAGCGATTGATACATCGTCTGTGAATTGAACTTTGACTAATTTGAGCATGGTGGCTTCGGTGGCTACTCCTGTGACAACTACATCTGGCATTGAAGTAATAACAGCACTTACCAACAATCTATGAGTTGTCTCATCAACGTAAACTTTAGTAGGCAACAAACCTGTTGTCATATCTACACCAAGTAGTGTAGTTATATAATTTTCATCTCTCTTAGAATTTTCCATAAAGCTCCTTATGCAAAGAGCCGTATGAGCTTATTGGCTTAATTATATCACTATCTGAGGTGGGATTCATATACAGCCATCTTATCTTTAAGAGCTGATTCTTCTTTAGAGATTCTGGCTTCTCTACCCTTCAATAAGGCTTCTCTGCGTTCTATTTCGTCTTCTTTAAGAGACAAAAGGTTCTGGCGTTCTTTAGCGTTTGTCATGGCTGTATTAGCCTTCTTTTGGGTAGCTTGGGCTTCTTGTAACATGTTTTCAGCAGATGTTTCAATTGTAACCACTTCTGTCTCACGTTCATCTAACTTATCTTGTCTAGCGTCCATTGCCGACATCTGGTTTTTCATCTGTTGGCGTTCGCTATCTAGTTGTTTTTCAGTCTTAGCTAGAGCTTCTTGGTGCATATCTAACATCTGTTCTTTTTCGTCTTGGTCTTTTCTTCTCTGTTCTAGCTCTCTAGCAAACTCCTGACTTGTCTTAAAGTCAGCTTTGTATCGAGCTACGGCTGAGTTGAGTTCTAGGGTACGTGCGTCTAGGGTAGTATTGGATATATCAGTGGCAGTTTTTAGGTCAGTCTCTCTAATCTTTAGTTTGGTATCGGTATCTAAAACGTAGTGTTCATAGTTAGACATCTTTTTCTTGGTTTCTTCTTCACAAAAATCTAACTGTTCCTCGGCTTTAACAACCTTCTTCTGTAGCTCTTTTACTTCTTCTAGGAGGGTGTCTTTTTCAACAGCCAGTTTAGGTACATCAATTTTGAGTTGTTCAAACTCAGCCTTGTAATCTTCTATCTGAGTTACAAGTTTATCTAATTCCTTAGATATAGACATTTAATCAACCTCTACTAATTGGTCTTCTGCTTCGTTGATTATTGGTTCAACATTTGGTTTAGCGTCTACAAATACTTCTTCTTTTTTAGTCTCTTTAACAGTCTCTTTTTTCTCTTCGGCCATAGATTTGACACCTAAATCAATCTCTCCACCTTCGCTAGTTGATTCGTGGATAGGAGCTTCTTTGATTCTCATTATAATTTTAGCTTCATGTTTGGCACGTACATCTGCGTCCCATATTCTTAATACATCTTCTTTAGTACCAGAAATCATCTGGTCTACTAGTTCTTTCACACCTAGGGTAGCGATAAGGCCACCGGGAAGTTCAGAGATTTTATTAGCTGGTAATTTGTATAAGTATTGTACGTTTCTCTCATCTGCTGCTTTAAACTCTACGTCATGGTCAAAAGGGTTTTGTACCCAGACCGTACTTTGTGGGTGAAAGTGTCGCCATCTGGCACTAAAGCCGTCATTTTTTCTTGAGCTATTGTCCATTTATCTTTACTCCTATTTACTTATAGAAGCTATTGTATCATAACCACAAGGGTCTACATTATCTTGACTGGTCGGTTGTATTGACTGTTATATCGCATGCACCAGCGGCCACGATACGAACACCAACTGTAAAGTCCCAGTATTCATACCTACTGCCAACAGTTGCACCTGTGATGGTGGCAACATTTGCTGTGCTACCAGAAGTAGCGTCACAAACTTTTATTGCACCAGCATAAGCTGCATTAACAGTTATCAAACATTTTTTACAAGGGCCAGATACCTGTGTCTCGGTATTGTCTACGATATACTTTTTAGCCATATATCACTCCTACATTAAGGTCGTCAAGTAAGTTACCCATGTGTTAGCAGCCGAACAAGTGCTGATAATTTCCATGTGCTTGCCGGTTGTAACCGCAGCTGTACCACCAACCAAGGTGTGATTGGTGTTGGCTGTAATGGTTACGGTCTGGCCGCCATCATTGTAGTACAACCATTTAACAGTTGAACCAACGGCTACGCCAGATACTCCAGCACTCATTTCCGTACCAGTTGGCAAGGTTGCCGTACCAGCACCGGTTACTGACGTATGGATAACGATACCGCCTAAGATTTGGGCAATCGTTGGGGTAGCATTTTGAGCGTCAATATTGGCAATGGTTTGGTTTAACACGGGGTTAGGCATTACTGGTATACCTGTCTGGGTGACAGCTCCAGTAACCGCTAAAGTTCCACCAATAGCTACGTTTTTGTCGGTGTTTAAGCCGTCAATTTTGACTACTGGTACATAATTTTCAATTTTTAATGACATAAAATTTCCTTAATGGGCTTTAGGGGGACGTACCCCCCGCCCTGTTTGTAAAGTTAATATATTTTATTGATCTATTGTTAAGTAAGCACTGCGATATTCGGTGTCTACCAAAGCTTCGGAAGCGACACCAATTTGATATTCGCCAGCAGCGTCAAGAGCTTCAACAGCTCCAACTGTGCTAGAACCGATTGTCAGAGCTAAACCTTTGGCAACCGCTTCATCAGCTAAGACTGAACACTCACCACCGGTTTGTAACCAAGCATAGTAAGCTGCCGTAACAGCTACGTTTGGTACACCAACACATTGGTCAGCTTGGTCAGCGATTGATATTACAACGCCAGCCCAAGTATTAGCTTTTAAAGTATATTCGCTAGAAGTCGTTAAAGCTACTTCTATCGGATCAACCAAATTAACTACTAGAGTACCACTACCAGCGTGGGCAGCATGACCATTGATTAGGTAGTTAATACCTTCTCCATCAGCGTCATTTATTACTAGATAGCCGTCCTTATATTGATCAGCTGTTGCGGCTGTTGCACCCAAAGTAACACTTACTTCGGTTGCTCCAACTGTGGCTGCTGCCTGAACTGCTTGGTTAGTATGATTAGCCACTAAATCGGCATTGATACAAATCTTGCCGGGAGCTAAAGCGACTGCTCCAGCTAAACTGTATCTATAGATACGTCCGTCACGTGTTACGCCTTTAGTACCAAGAGACAGTTCCTTAGTAGAACTGATGTCTCTAAAGTCTTGTGCGTACACTACACTATTGGCTGTTAGACCCATAATTTATTCTCCTTCTTATTAAACAGTTGTTATTCCAGTAGCTTTACCATGTCGGCGGGTGCTACCAGAGATTAAGTTGCCGAGCATAATGAACTGACCGATTTGAGCATACTGATTGTATGGTTTGTCAAAGCCACTCCATTGGATTGGATAACTCTTTTGATATTCACTGTAGACTGAATCTACTCCAGCGTTGTTTACCTTGTAGGAAGTTAGCCCAACACCTTGCAGAGCATACCAGTTAATATATTCTTCGTTAAGGAAGAACATTACACCACTATCAGCTTTTTCGTCAGCTACGATGGGTATTCCTCTCCAACATAGAGCCTCAAAGCCATAATTACCTTTCAAAGAATCTTGGTCTTTGTAAGTAACGCCTGGTTTGCTGTAAGTAGTAATATTTACTCTGGATAGAGCATCGTAGTTAGCTGTAATAGTTGGTTGGAATAAACTCTCTAATAGATCCCAAACAGTTTCAGTTGTAACTACTATTGAAGGTCGTTGCCTTCTAGACGAAGCTGCACTTGCACCACGCATGACAGTTGCCATTAAGCTAAACGATAAAGCACCACTGTCAGCTGCTTGAACTGTTGAGTTCAACATCGTGTAAGTAGTACGGCTTAAACCAGCGTAGGTAGAGGTATTAGCACCTGCATCTACGATTCCACCTAAACCTAAGAAGTCGTCACCAGTACCAATTCCGTAGAGTTGGTCGCCCATGCTATCAAGCATGGCGTTCTGAGATTCCTCTAAGGTTATTTTGATAAGGTCAAGAACTTCACCATCGGTCTTGTTAAGACTTGCTTCACCACCAGCTACCGATACGTTTTGGTAGAACTGAGCATGACTAAAGGTCTGCTTGACTCTTGTGTCTTGCAAAGCTGTGTCAAAGTTACCGACTCCACTAAATGTTCCACCTGATGTGGGTTTAGCGAATTGAAGTGGGATTAAAATTTGTCTTCCACTCCATTTTTTAGTATCTCGCATGAATAAGCGAGATAAGAAGACATTGCTATTTAGAACACCATCAATAGATGCTGGTACATAGCTTTCTTCAGTGATTGTTATCACTCTGTTTGATAGAGCCATAATCTTTCTCCTTTTTTAAATTAAAAAACCCTTTGGCAATGCCGAAGGGCTAATTAAATAAAACATAGCACATTTTACTACATTTTGCAAGGGGTATTAAAGAGTACCAAGTATCTTGGCGTGTACATCATCTAAACTTACACCTGATGGTGGAGCTTCTATAGTTCTACTAGCTGTGCTTGTATTATTTACAACACCAGAACCTGAACCCATAACTTTACCACCAGCTTTTTTCTTGGTTTCAGTTTCTTCTTTTTTCTTTTCTTCTTCTATTTTTTTGCTTAATCGGTATTCATAAATCTCAAAGGCATGAGTAAAGTTAGCAACTCTTCGTCCTTCTTGTAACTCAGTCGCTATAAATTCAAAGACAGCATCAGATTTTTCTTTATCAATTCCAAGAGTTTTAATTTCTTCGTCCCATTCTTTTTGGATTTTTTCTATCGCTTCATCACGCTCAACTTTGGCGTTCAATTCCTCTAATTCCTTCTGGGTATCTTTTTGTTCCTTTTCAAGTAAAGCAAACTCTTTAACAGCTACTGCCCAAGATTTGTAGGTCTCAGGTTCAAAATCATCAGGCACTTCATCTAATGATGCAAACTCATGGCTTTCACCATCAGAGTCTTTAACAGTTATTTTTTTCTGGGGAACTTTGTCTGACTTATCCGATACAGTATCTGCTTTGGGCTGGGGTACTTCGGGAGCGGTGGGGACGGGAGTATCAGGTTCTTTAACGTCTTCAGGTTCAGGTTCTTCCACCTCTTCAGATTCATCTTCAGATTCATTTAACTCCTCTTCTTCAAGAAGTCGTTGGGCTTTAGCGTGTTCGGCTTCTAAATCAGTTGGTGTTATTTGTTCTTTTTCTTCTACTTTTTTAGGTTCTTCCGTAGGCATGGGCTTGCTCCTAATTAATTACTATTCTATTCTACATCATTTTCGGTTGTTTTTCAGATTCTGGCGGTTTATTGGCTTCCTGGTTTACATTAACTGCTCCTGTTTTAGATGGGGCAGCAACTTGATTAGGAGCTGGAGGCATAGCCTGATTAGCTATTTGCTGTTGATCGGCTTCTTGCTGGGCAGCCACGTCAAGCTCTTCCTGAGTAGGCATTTGAGTCATTAAAGCTTCTAGTTGTCTCTGTGCTTGTTCTTGGGCTACTCGTAGGTATCCAATGTAATACATCTTAGTCTTTTCAGATTGCTTATCAAATTCTCCACTAGCCATATACTTATTCATAAACTTAAAGTAAATATCGTCATACTCATCTCTAGGTAGTGGGACTTCTTCGGCATTAAGAATCTGTATATCCTTGAAGGCAGCTCTACTAAAGTCTTCTTCTTTAGAAGCTTGCATAAAGGCGGCTGGGTCTGACTGGTAAAGCATAAATCTCTCTAACATCTTCTTTGGAGATGGCATTGAACCACCACTGGCTACTTCGTAAATAGTCAAAGGGTCAATCAGACTCTGAGCTGCTAAATCAGCAACCCATTTTTGTTGGGTGCTTTTGCTTATAGGTTGGGTAGACCCGGCTTCTACGCTAACATCAATTCCGTCTTCTATTAAATCAGAACTAACAATCACATAATCAAACTGTCCATCTTCACCAACTGCTTTGAAGTAATGGTCTTCGGTGTAGTAAACCTTCATCATCTGAAGTAAATAACGGTAATAAGTAGTAGCTTGTTTCTCTATAGCTCTACCTATCTCATCCATTCGGGTATAGTCTTGTTGTTGCTGGAGTTTATCTTGTCCCAAAGTAATGTTCTTAGATTTCTCACCTCTAGATATATCGTGAGTACCAAAGATGTTATCAATTGCATATCTTAGGTCGGTCTTATCTTCAATCACATAATTAGGTAGTTGAGGCGGATTGATTCGGGTCATTGCTGAACGAACATCACCCTTAACACCTATTTTCTCATCAGGAGAACCAATTAGTTTAGCGATGTCTTCTTTGGTAATCATGGTGGTATTAAAGACCATACCTGATCCCGACTGGTCGGCATTATCCATAATCTGAAAGCCACGTTTATCCAAGATGTTTTGAAGTGGAGCGGCCTGTTCCATCATAGAGGTCTGGTCAATGTAGGAATTACCATCATTCAACCAGTTAATTGGAATAAAAGGTGGTTCGGGATTGTCTAGTAGATTACCACTTCTACCTTTTTTCATATCATAGTTCCAGTTAGGATTCTTGCCCTTGTAGATAACGTGGGCAAAGTTCTCATCTACTACACAAACGCCTGATTGGAGCTTGTCGTCTTCAAAATACTTAAACCATATCTCATAAACTGTAACCTTATTAGCTACCTGAGATTTGTAAGCAACTAAATTGCCTTTTCTATCTCTACGATTGACTCCCAAAATCTCATAAATAGTTTGAGTAGCTTCAGGGAAGTCAGCTATTAATTCTTCACCAGTCTTATTCCTTATCTTCTGGGCTAGAAATCTTGGGATTTCATTCATCTTAGCGTCTTTATCTACAATAATGTCTTCTGGTTCTATGTTCTCAGTCACAATCTCACCAAACTCACCAACATTCGGGTCAAAGCGGAGTTTAATGAAGCCACCTCTTTTGATCATTAAGTTTCTAGTCTGCAATCTAAATATGTCAGATACTCGGTATCTCTCGGTATAAGCCTCTACTACCTTTGCTACGTCTTTAGCTAGTTGGATAGATACCATTGTATCTTGAGATGGCATAATCTCTGGTTGGGCAACTCTAGCATTACAAACCGCCACAATCGTTTCTACCGATACAAAAACTCGGTTCTCCATGTACATATTGCCTTCTTGGTAGTCATAAATATCTTTATCAGTCCAATGGTTAGGCAACCACATGTTCATATTCTGTTTTCTAACCAATTTTAGTTTTTGGACATCATTCCAATAAGTTTCAGACTCATGAAATGGTTTTTTAAGTAACGTTAAGATATCGTTATCTTTGAGTTTTAAGGCAAAGGCTGCACCTGTTTCATCTTCTAAGTCCATATAGTCCCCTTATTTAAAAGTTACGTCCGCTGGGGCTTCTTAAACCCCATTATACCACGAACTATAATCGTACCTCTAGGAAACTTTGTAATTTTTTTATAGCTTCAGCTTTATCTTTAAACAATCCAAGACTATATCTTTGGTTGTTACGCATTACTTGGACGCACCATTTATTAACATTTTTAGCCCAATGTATATTTCTGACACCAGATTTATTTGGTATGTATCACAATATCTGAATTAACTACCATACGATAATTGGCCTTGCATAGTTTGCAACGTATATTTATAGCAATTCCAAAATCCTCTACATCAAGTGGTATATCTATAATCTTATCTATCCGACCCTTAAAATCGCATATAGTACGCTTGCAGAACATACAACTAAGTTTATCAACATGACCCTTATGATTATTGATTAAATAAACTGTAATGGGTGGGTCTTCACTTCTATCTCGCTTCTGCTCATTGGGATAATCAGCGTACATTTTTAGCCCTTGACAAGTTTTCGCAAAAAATATGTTCTAATATGTACCAGCCCGCTTTTTTGGACAACAAATTAGCCACTCTACCCCATATACTTGACAAAAAACCTATTATAACATGTCTACCCCTGTTCATGGTATTCTCCTTTTTCTAGTTGCCCTAATACTACGTTCTATCAACTGCTCCATATTACCTAGTACCGCTCTAACCGATACCTTATCATTATGCACCCCATAAGACCTTCTGCCAAGATTACTGACAGGCTTCTTGGCTAGTACCCCACCACCCTCACCACTCTTTATCTGAAAGCCCAACCCCACCGTATAGTAAGCCAAAGCATGCAACCAGTGGTCAGGTCTATTAGTCTTAGTCTGCCACCTAGCTTTCAATATCCCCCTGGTATCAGGCTCTACCACCCTATAAGCTTGCTCACAATGGTAAATCAACTCCTCTAAATCCTTGGGATTCTGAAAAAATTTAATTTTCTTTAGAGTAATGTT